TAATACATCAGGTTCTAGTGCAACTCCTGCTACTGGTAACTATATATTACAAATTGTAAGAGCTGAAGGTCCATTACCTACTAACGCAGTTTAAGGATAAATCATGGCAAATACTTCAGTAATACGTTTAGCTGGCCCAACAACAACATTAACTGTAACAACAAGCCAACATGGTGCTGTTACTATTAATGATTCGACTAACGACCAAGTAAACTATGCAGCATTTTTAAATGCAGGCGCTTATCCATGTGCAGTAAAATTCACACCAGGCACAGCAACTGCTGCGGCTAATGCAGTATTTGCTACTGATGGAAACACAGGTGATTTTATATTACCTGCAATTATGGAAACTCCTGTAGTGTTGGCAGTTCCAACAACACCTTTTTATTTAACAGCAATTGCGTTAGGCGGAACAACAAGTTTATACGTTACACCAGTAGCCGACCAATCATAAGGAAATTTAGATGTCTGATCCTGCAAAAACCATAGATCAGAATATTCTGCCTGTTCAGGCGTTATTCAATCTAGATAATAGTTTTAATACGTTTATCGGTCAGGGTCAGCCTTTTATCCCTTCAATTAATCCTGTTCAATCAGGATTAACCATTACAAATTCTACGCTTGATAGCTCACCTATTGGCGCTACTACACCTTCTACAGGTAATTTTACTAATATATCTACTGTTACAGGCACTATTTCAACTGCTCCTGTCGGAAATACAGATATTGTTAATAAAAACTATGCAGATATGCTTGCTTTTGGATTGTCATTTAAAAATCCAGCCATAGTAGCAACAACAGCAAATATTACGCTTTCAGGATTACAAACAATTGATGGATATACAACATTAGCTGGTGATCGCGTATTAGTTAAAAATCAAACAAATCAAGCAAATAATGGTATTTACATAGCCTCTGCAACAGCATGGGCAAGGTCAAGTGATGCAAATACATGGGATAAATTAGTATCAGCTTTCCTTTTTGTTGATTATGGAACAGTTAATGCAGGAACAGCATGGTATTGCACAGCGCAACCAGGTGGCACATTAGGCGTTACAGCTATTTCGTTTAGTCCGTTTTCAGTATCATCAAGTTATTCAGCAGGCACAGGATTACAATTAACTGGATCAGTATTTAGTATTGCAAATACAACAGTTTCAGCAGGTTCTTATGGTTCAGGATCATCAGTTCCAACTTATACTGTTAATGCACAAGGTCAATTAACTGCTGCTTCTAATACATCTATTTCTATTTCAGGTTCACAAATAACGTCAGGAACTATAGGTTCATCATATTTAACTGGCTCTTACACAGGCATTACAGGCGTTGGAACGCTAACATCAGGCACTTGGAACGCAAATACAATTGGCGTAGGTTATGGTGGCACAGGCGCTACAACTTTTACTGCTGGTTACTTAAAAGCAAGTGGAACAACACCATTTACAACATCTGCGACTATTCCAACCACAGATTTAAGTGGAACTATTAGTAATGCACAATTAGCAAATAGCACAATTTCAGGCGTTTCATTAGGAAATAACCTATTTTCACTCACAATAGGCACAGGGCTTTCAGGAACAAGCTATAACGGTAGTTCTGCTGTTACTATAAACAATACAGCACCTATGATTTATCCTACTTCAGGTATTCCTAATTCAACAGGATCATCATGGGGAACATCTTATTCAACATCAGGATCAGGAACAGTTGTGCCTTTGGCAACTGGTGCAACATTAAATAACCCTACAATTAGCAATTATTTATCATTTACATCATCAACTGCACCAAGTTATTCTCAAGGTGCTGTTTGGTATGATAGCACTAAAAATTCTTTAGCTTATTACAATGATGTAACTAATAATACAATTCATATTGGTGAAGAAATACAATTAAAAGTTTATAACAATACAGGTTCTACAATTAATATAGGTCAGCCTGTATATGTTACATCTACAACCAGTGGATTTACTTATCCTAATGTAGCTTTAGCTATTGCTAGCAGTTTATCAACAGGAAATGTTATAGGTTTAGCAAATCAAGCTATCCCTACAGGAAATGCAGGTTATGTTACAACTATTGGTTTAGTTCAAGGCGTAAATACTGGAAGCTATACAGTAGGTGATACTTTATATTTATCACCATATTCTGCTGGTTACTATCAAAATACAATTCCACCAACAGGTTACGCAATTAAATTAGGAACTGTAGCTTATGTAGATTCAAGTAATGGCGCAATTTATGTTAATAAAAGTATTTTAACTGTTCAAGCAGGAAATATTGTAGGTCAAGTGCCTTTAGCCAATGGCGGAACAAATGCTAATTTAACTGCAATTTCAGGTGGCGTAGTATATTCAGGTGCATCAGCTTTAGGAATTACTGCAGCAGGCACAACAGGTCAATTTTTAACATCTAATGGATCATCACCACCAACTTGGACTACTTCATCTGCATCTGTAGGCGTATCTGATAATACTTCAAGTAGTTCTACTTTTTACCCATTATTTGCAGCAACCACAAGTGGATCAATATCAACAATTAATACAAGTTCTACCAATTTACAATATGTTCCATCAACAGGTAAATTAACTGCACTTGCTTTAGTTGGAAGCTCTATTACAGATTCAGGATTAACTTCTGGTCGCGTAACTTATGCTGGAACTGGCGGATTATTACAAGATTCTGCAAACTTTACATTTAATGGCACAACAGTTACTACAGCTAATGACGCATCTATATCAGGATTAACAGTAGGTAAGGGTGGTGGTGCTGTTTCTACTAACACTGCTGTAGGTTATCAAGCTCTTAATGCAACAGCTACAGGAGCAGCAAATACTGGTATTGGATATCAAGCATTACTATCTGTTACAAGTGCATACGACAATACAGCAGTTGGAACAAATTCTTTATCTTCTTTAGTATCTGGAAATGGTAATGTTGCACTAGGAAAACAAACATTACAAAATACAACTGGTAATTATAATACTGGTATTGGTTTATATTCTTTAAGATTTAATACATCTGGAGCAAATAATTCTGCACTTGGTGGATATTCTTTATATTCAAATACAACTGCTAGTCAAAATAGTGCTTTTGGATATGGTTCTTTAGCAACCAATACTACTGGTAATAACAATTCTGCCATTGGTTACAACGCATTAAACTTAAATGTCACAGGTCAATTTAACACAGCAGTAGGTGCATCTGCTCTACAAAACTCAGGAATAACTGTAACTGCTGGTTCATTCGTAGTAGGTGTCGCATACACTATTATCTCTATCGGTACTACAGATTTTACTCTTATAGGTGCAGCATCTAACACAGTAGGTTTAACTTTTACAGCGACAGGTGCAGGTACTGGAACTGGTACTGCTGCAAGCAATACTAATAGTAATACTGCCGTAGGTTATCAAGTTGGCTCAGCAATTACTACTGGTAATTATAATGTTGCTGTAGGTTCTATTAATGCAGCATCACAAAATACTCTTGGTGCAAATACTACAGGTGCTTTAAATACTGCAATAGGTAGTGGAGCTTTAGCAGCAAATACAACATCTAATGGTAGCACAGCTGTAGGATATGGAACTTTACAAGCAAATACTGGAGCAAATAATTCTGCAATAGGTTATGTTGCTGGTCAAGCTATAACATCAGGCACTCAGAATACATTACTTGGTACTAACGCTGGAAACTCAGGCACTAATAACTTAACCACAGGCTCTAACAACATCATCATAGGTTATAACGCTGCTGCATCATCAGCAACAGTGTCTAATGAAGTGACAATTGGTAATGATAATATTGTCAATACTAGGTTAAAAGGTAATGTAGGTATTGGTGTAACGCCAAGTGCTTGGAGTGCTTATAAAGTAATTGATATAAATACAGCTTCTAGTGTAGCTGCAACAACTACTCAGCTTGATGTTGGATTAAATTATTATTGGAATGGTACAAATAATATATATAAAACATCTACTGCAAGTACCTTTTATAGACAAAACTCTGGAGCACAGCATCAATGGTGGACAGCTGCTTCTGGAACAGCAGGTAATATTATAACATTTGTCCAAAATATGACATTAGATGCTAGTGGTAATTTAGGTATAGGTATTGCAAGTCCTAATGCTAATACTAAATTAGATGTTAATGGACCAATAAGAGCAAAAGGATATACAGTGGCAACACTTCCTACAGGTACAGTAGGAGCAAAAGCTTATGTCACAGACGCTTTATCACCTACATTTTTAGGAACACTTACAGGTGGTGGAGCAGTAACAACGCCAGTATTTTACAATGGAACAGCATGGGTAGCAGGATAATTAAGGAGCAATAAATGACAATCACATATCAATGGTCAGTAACATCTATGTATACTCTACCAGAAGTAGATGGTAAAACAGATGTCGTAGTATTAGCACAATGGGCAGTATCAGGCACAGATGGCACATACTCAGAAACACTAGGTAGCAACACAACACAATTTACACTTTCACCAGATGATCCTAATTTCACACCATACGATCAACTAACAGAATCACAAGTAATTGGCTGGATACAAACAACTTTAGGTACAGATGGTGTAGCAAGTTATGAAGCTACGATTGCAGGAAGTATAGATTCACAAGCTAACCCACCTGTTACGCCTAGCGAACAACCATTACCATGGGTAACACCTAGCGAAGAAGAATCAGTAACTAATCAAACATCAACAAACTAAAGAAAATATAAATGATTGATTTTAAATGGCAAATATTAGAATTATCTAAAGAAGATAATTTAATTATTCACGCTAAATACTTGGTTACTATTATTCAAGATGGAGTTTCACTTCTTTCTACAGAAGGTAATCATTGGTTTAGCAATAAAATAGTAAATATTCCATTTAATCAAGTGACAGAACAAAATGTTGTTGAATGGATTAAAAATGAATGTATTGTAGATAATCAATGTCATATAGAATCTAATTTATTTAAACAATTTCAAAATACAACGGTAGATTTTACAACTCAATTACCTTGGAAACCCAAAACATTTAAATTAGGTGATCTATGACACAACCCATTGACATAATTTCAAGAGCCATGAAAGATATTGGAGCATTAGCTTCAGGCGAAACTCCAACGCCTGAAGAAGCTCAAGACGCATTTGATATGTTAAATGATATGTTAGATCAATGGTCTAATGAAGATATGATGACTTATTACAAGACGGAAATAGTATTTCCTATTGTTCCAGGTCAAACTCAATATACTATTGGGCCAGGCGGTCAAATTGGCGCAAACGTCACAGGTTCTATTAGTGGAACTACTTTAACAATTACAGCTATTTCATCAGGTGCAGTTGCTATTGGTCAAACATTAAGTGGCACAGGTATTGCAGCAGGCACTACAATTGTTCAAATGCTTACAGGCGCAGGAGGCAATGTTAATGAAATTGGCACATATCAAGTTAATATTTCTCAAACTGTCGCATCTACTTCCATTAACCTTTACTATCAACGACCACTTAATATTGATTCATCGTTTGTTCGTATTAA